ATAGGTGAACCAGAAGATGAAATCATATATTTTGTCGAAGATGATTATCTGCATCGGCCTTTATGCCGTAGCTTATTAGAAGATGCCCTATCAATAGCCGATTACGCAACATTGTATGATCATCCCGATAAATATAGCAAATATTACAACTTTGGAGAAATGTGCCATGTAAGAAGAATAAAAAATCAACACTGGAGGTCTTCAATAAGCACAACTATGACATTCGCATCAAAAGTAAAAACCTTAAAAGAAGATGTACAAATATTCAAAAATATCTGCGGAAATAGATTTCACCCCAATGATCATCAAATTTTTATAGACTTAAAAGAAAAAAACAATAGAAATCTATTTGTTTCAATACCAGGATTTGCATTTCATGCAGACATTAGCTCGAATGTTTGTGATATAGAAAACTTAGAGAATGAAATTGACGATTGGGTTGTAAAATGGGTAGAAAAATACATTCCAATTGAATATAATGAAATTTACAAATTACAAAAAATAAGTAACTTGAAAAAAATACTTATGATAAATCACTTTCTAAACATAAATTGATTTTTTTTCTAAATATTGAAATTTTACAATATTGTTTTTCAAAAAAAATGATGCATTTTCACGAACAAAAATGCAATCTGGTAATATTGGGCTAGTTTCTTGAATAGACTTATGCTTCAACCCTTCATTTATCGAATACGCTAGACTTTGATTTCCAACAAATAAATCAGAGCCATTTATTACACAAGCTAAATCCCAAGCATTTTTTACCTTATAATATTCAACAAATCCAAATGTTCTAATGAATGAATCATATTCTTCTTCAAGGCCAACAAAAACAGATTCTTTTTTATATTTTTTAACTATCGAATGCCAAGGAAAATCATAATTTTTATATCGATTAGATCTAGAAAAAACGACATCTGCAATTTTTTTCTTATCGGCATCAATCCATGGCTCTTCATATTGATGCAATGGAACATCAAATATGGTTATGTATTTTTCGTAAATGAATTTAGAATCTTTATCAAGACGAAAACAATCTAGATTTATTGTTGATTTAAATTTTTTAAAAAATCTAACAACTTCTTTAACATATTTTTGCTTTTCAAGAAGTGGCTTTATAAAATCGAATTTATTTTTGCATATACCAGATGAGGTTCCATCTGACTTTTTTAAGTTAATCTGTATCCCTTTGGGTTCAATCCAACTTTTTAAATTTTTTATATCATCTATAACTAATATTCCCTTACCATAAGTTTTTAATACTGGTAAGGAGTAAATTATATCTCCCAAATCTCCCGAATGCTTATATGTTTTGTCAAACAACATGAAAAATATCCTGCCACCATTATACTAATAATAGTGGCAGGATAATAAAAAATTACTTTACTCTACTTACTGCACTTCTTTTTTGTTGCAGTTGTTGCCTTTTGGCTAATACGATCACTACTTTCCTTGCTTTTAGAAACAATTGTTGCCACTAGAGAAATAGGCTCGCCTTTTTCTTTCATAGTTATATCGCTATAACCAAGCTTTTTAGCTAAGTTTTTAGCAACATAGCTCAAAGATGATCTGGTCGTAAATTGATGATTTCCATCAACCTTACAAAGCCTACCAGTAAGATTTGGGATATCTACTGATGCTTCGAACCATTGCTTTACATTATTCTTACGAGTAAGAACATTTACCAAAAGATTACTTTTTCGATTCATGATGCACCTTATGAAATAGGTTTAAGATAATTCATTATAAGCTTTTATCCTTTTAAAATTCAATGTTTATTTTTAAATTTCATGGGAAAGTTTATTTAAATTGAATTTTTTCATTTTTGAATTTATAACTTTATTGCTTCCAAATGTTGGTAAACTTACCGCAGATTTTTGTTCAGCAATTGATACATCTAGATCTTTTTTTATGGTATTATATAAAAACGATGATTCAATATTTAGTTGCCATAAATTAAAACAAATTAACATTTCGATTATTGTTTTTTTAATCTCATTCAAAGAAACTTTATTATAATCATTTCCAATTTTATTTATATCAACGAACCAATAAAAGTTTTCTTCATCATAATTTAAACATGGATTGCGTAAGCCAATTTCTTTGTGTAAACAAATCATTTCGTTCAATTGTGATAGCCATATAGATTTATAGTTATTTTTTATATAAAAGTTTTCATACCAATGATAAATCACAGACTTAAATGAAAAAATAAATATTGGATTATCATTTAAATGATAATTACTTCTATAGCAAAACTTACAATAAAAAAAATTATCATAAAAATTTTGAGGATATTTCTTAACATTATCATCACTCAAAACAACTTCTTTGTCACAAAACAAACAAGATTTTAAGAAAGTATCTGATATTTCTCCTGGCATTTTTTGCTTAACAGGAAAAAATTCTACATTATATTCATACATAATATGACCCTTTATATTCCATAAGAAGTAATCATTTGGTAAGTGTTATAATAGAATAATTACTTTTAATGTCAATAAGTATAAAAAGGTCGGTAACTTAATTTATTTTATAATTTTTAAGGTTATGACTCTAAATAGATTATATGACTTTAAACTTACTTAAGTCAGTTTTCAACGAAATCAGAGAGGTTAAAACATGAAGTCTTTTATAGAATTTTGTCAAAGCAGTAAAAAAGAATTGCCAGTATATGATGTTTCAGAAAAAACAACTAGGGGTGGCATTATGAGTTGGGCTTACCCAGACGCATATATAAGAAGTCATTACCCAGCATCTTATTTTATGCCAATATCTGCTGATGCTGCTCAGAAAATGGGTAAAAAAATTGATGATGACAAGGTCGATCATGGCCAATTTAAATATAAGGCACATGATCATCTTGAGGCTTAATTGATTTGGATATTTAAAAAGCACATGTTTAAATCATGTGCTTTTTTTATTTAGACTTTGCATTTTCCATTCTATTTTTATGATCTTCTGAGGTCACAGACTTTCCATCTTCTGGGATCATATCTTTGTGATTTTCCCAATATCCCCACATATCATCATTTGATGGACTCTGAAATATCATACCCCTTTTGTAGTATTTTTGAATTATTTCTTCAACCCTTTGCTTGGAAAGTCCTGATTCTTTAGAAATTTGAGATACACTTCTCCATGTCCATTTTGGATGTCGAGACAAAGCAATAAAAAATCCCTGTTCTTCGTCACCCTCTTTACATCCTTGTGGGTAAATATCAGTCCAACTTTTTAACTTTCTTTTAGACATGTTCAACCTTTATTTTGTTTAGTCAATAATATTATAGTTATGAAATTATAAAGCTTATTGATATTTTTTACTATATTAGTTTAAGTATCACTTTAAAATAGGAAATTTATGAGAAGAAAAAAAATCACAAAAGAAGAAAGAATGCAAAAAATCACAAATAATTTAACTGGTACTGGACTTTATATCTATGAGAATAATACCAGTGGTTTTTTGAATCTACCTAAAAAATCTTCAGATGGAATTAAAGTTGTTCCACCCAAAGGTCGATTTAAAGGAGATAGCTATTTTATGCTATTGGTCAAACCACCACAAAATCTTTTAAGATTTATTCAAGAAATAAAAACAGAGGAGATAGAACCGATGAATGAGAAAAAACTTATTTTAGATCAACCAGATATGGTTACCGCAAGAGGCACAGTAGAGCATGTTGTTGATGATATGTCTCCATTAAAAAACTTGCGTGACTCGGTTGAAAACAAACAACAAAAAGATATTTTGTTGAATGAAAACCCTATGGATGGCATAGAAATCATAATTGCATAGCAAAATAGTGTACATAAGTTCATATGTTGGTATGCATTTTGATAAAATTTCATTAAAAATACAAAAATTTATTTTGTAGGGTACATGTAAATAATGTGCCACTTTGAAATCCAAGAAATGAGGTCACATGCCAACAAGTGTTCGATGGATTGCACAGAAAAATAAATTCTCTTGTGGCCCCATTGCTATTTTGAATATTTTAAAATGGGTCGGCTTTCCAGTAAGTTATAATAAAGATTATAATTTTTGGAAAAAAAAATGTAAGTGCAATTTTTTGGGAACACATCAATCTAATTTTCAATATTGTTTAAATAATTTAAAAAATATTACGAACACTCCAAAGCATCTTCCAACAATATCTTCAATAGAAGATGCTTTGAATGCAAATCAAATTGTAGTTATGAAATCAACATTCATGGTTGATTCAAAAAGTGATCTTGGTCATTTTTTTATAATATCTGAAATGACGAATGATAAATTCTTTTGTATAAATGATTTCAAATCATCGCATAAATGGTATGACAAAAAAGTTTTTGCCCAATATTATTTGCAATACCATAGATCATATTGTGATACTTGTTGTACATCAAGCTTATGTGGAGTATCGCCATATGCATGGTTTGTAAAAAAATAATTTGATTATATTATTCAAAAATAAAAACCCAAGAGCCACAATTAGAACATATTTCTAAATTAGAAAAACACATGCAATTGTCACAAATCATTTTGGGCCTCTTTTTAATGAAACTGATTTAAGCTTCTCTTGATGATTGTTTGGCTGCGTCTTTAAATGATGCATCATATTGTGAAGCTCTTTTGTAATTTCCGAAGCACTGTCTGCACACTTCTTTGTTGATTGAATCGAGATTGTCTTTCTGTCTTTGTTGTAAAAACCCTTAGAAACTAAGAAGCATTTTTCTTTATCGCTCCATGTAACTAATCCAGTCCACTCTCCATCATCCCAATTTCTTGAAGAAACAAGAAGTCTTAATGGCTTCTCGTCAAAAACATGTTTTGTATGAAATCCATGTTTTTTAAGACCAGCACTAACATACCCCAAAACCAGCTTTGCAAATCCATCCAAAGCATCATCCATGGTTGTACGATAATTTACACTAATGCTATATCTTGAAGTTTCAGCAGATTCTGTCAATTGACTATCAACATGTTCGTGAACTGATTTTAGATTACCTTTTAAATTTACCTTAAAATATTCAAGTGCAATTTTTAAAAAGTCCTCTCTATTGATAGACTTTAAATTTAAATTTTCTAAATCTTTTTCTTTCTTCCAGTCATTAATTGATTTCATATGTCCACCTTTTTTTGCCACAATCCCATATTCTTGCTAATCCTAATTCAAGACACCATTCTCTTTCTGTTGTATTTATAGGACAACCATTTTTATTTTTAGCTTGAGATTGTTTACTTATTCTTTTATTTGGTTTTTTATAATTAACATAGCTATAATCTGGTTTGAGTTCGCAATCCAAATTAAAACCTAATTGTTTATATACATTACCTAAACTCCAACGATTATCACTCCATGTAATTACTTTTTTGTAATTGTTATTTTTAGCCCATTCTAAACACTTTTTAAAAAGCTTACTACTTCCTCCAACAATATTGAAATTTCTTTTAAAGCATAAACGATCTAAAGTCAGCAAGCTTTTATTTCTGTGATGCCTACCAAAAGACATAGAACCAACAAGATCATCTTCGTAAAATAAACCATAAAAAACAAGACCTAGATTGTTGCTTTCCTGCAAATGATTAGAATCACAAAATTGTTTAAAATCTTTTTTAGACAATTCTTTTACATTACATTTTCTAGCATAAATCTTTATCTGTTCTTTTTTTAGAATAGACATCAAAATACCCTTGCATTTAATCTCTTGATGTTGCCACTCATCTTCAAATATCGTAATTAAACGGATACCTTTCTCTTGGCACTTTTTGTATTTTTCGTAATGATATAATGATAATCTTGGAGATAAAGATAATTCGTTGTGCCAGAACAAACCGCAATATTCTATAGCGACATTAATATTTTTATCATACATATCTAATTCTTTTCCATCCATTACAGAATAATCTGGTTCAAAATTAAATCCTAATGAATTAATCCATGTCTTTATCTCTTCTTGTGTTTTTCCATAAATTTGATTTTTCTTTAGAAAAAGTGGATTTGGAACCCCATATTTATCCAAACATGTTTTTAAAAATCTTTTTTTAAATTCTTCTGTTTTAGAATAATTCGTATGACCATATCTAAGAATACAAGTTTCTTTGGCTTTCGTTCTATTTGATGGTAACTTAGATGTATGGTCAACGCCATAAAGTTCTAAAAAAAGTAGCCTTCGATTTATCAGATATTCTTCTGTTTGAGTATAACTTTCTTTACCAAATTTATTTAATGATGTTTTTTTTCTTTTGTCTAATACATCTTTATTCAACATGGAACTTTCTTTTCCATATTTTTTTAAATTAGATTTTATAACTTTGCTATAAAAATCGCTATGCTTCGCATAATTATCAACACCATATCTTTCAATGCAGGTAGCCTTGTATCTTTCAAGTATTTCTTGATTTAAAAATAAAGATGTAACTCCATATTTTTTCAAAAGTGATTCGTTTCTCTTGTTTTTAAATTCTTCACTAGAAAAGTAATTCTCACATCCATGTTTTTCTAAATTTTTCCGCTTTCGAACAGCTATCACTTCCTTCATTTTCTCTTGATGGATTTTGCTTTTTTTTAAAAATTCATTTATTTCTATTTTTTTATTTTTTTTGCATGACTTTTGGTCACAACTATCTTTATCAATATTTTTATTGGATAGAATTCTACTTCGTTTGTTCCTTGGTAATTCCTTACCGCAATAATCACATTTAATCCAAATCATAGACTTTGTAGAATAATCCTCATAGGGCTTATCCAATTTTTCTTTTATGATCATTGATTTAATTACCCCATGCTTGGGCCAAGAACATCTCCAAAACGAGACAACAATTTTTCTTCCCATTCCTTCTTTTCTTCCAAGCCTTCTTGAAGAATTTGCTGTCCATCAAGTTGCACACCACCATTAGGGCCAGGAGGATTAGAAATTTTACTTCTAATTCTTCCTAAAATTATTTTTGAAAAAGCCAAAGCCCCTTCTTGCATTGCTTGAGTCACTTGTTTAAAGTCTGGCTTTTTTTGCAAATACCTAACTAAAACAGGATAAGACCTAAATGGAGTAGGGTAAACTTTTATATGGTTATAACCGCCTAACCATTCCCATCCACCCTGCTGTCCAGATATACGATTATAAGTGTCTTCGTATTGCTTGTACAAGACCCACTCATTCATCTTTCCCCATACTGGAGTCTGTGGATTGATGCCACCAGCGATACTACCATATGCACCTGCACCCATATATTCCAATGGTATAACACCACCAAGGTCAGATGCAGAAAACGCATATTGTGCCGTTTCTCTGTAAGATACGGTTCTTATATATCCAACATCGTTAGGCATTTCGTAAACCGATTGCCCAGGGGTACTATTAAATGTATAGTACTGAAAGTACTCCATAGGAGCATAATCTTCAATTATTTGCAATGCAAAGTCTATTGAATTGCTAATTTGCTGTTCGTCTAACTCTATTGTGATTACTGGTGCGCCTAGCATAGTAAGAACATATTCACGAATCTGTTCTCTGACTTTTGCACGATTTTTTCTTTGTCCAATTTTGACGAGTGGATCAGTTGGACCTAAGTCGCTACAACTAGTACAAGCCAAGCAATTGTATTGTTCTTGTGTTGGGCGAGGAATATATAACATATTGTTGTTCATAATACATATATAGTTGAAAATAAAAATATCTGATCTTTGGAGATGAAATGAATTTTTTAAACTTCTTTGAAAATAAATTATTGTTGGAAATGGCCAAAAAAGGCGACAGGCCAAGGGGTGCTATAAAATTAGATAATGATGATATAGAATTTTTATATCAATTTCCTCCACAATATTGGTCTCAAGCCATATACCAAAGATACAATCATGATCTTTATGATGCTCTGAAAAATAGAGAAGGAAAACGAAGAAAAAAAGAAGAATCTATGATTTCCATGTTGAAATCGGCATTAAAAACAGGAAATTTCAAAGAATTAAACTCTTCTGATTTATTTTCTAGAGATCAGATTATTGTCATAAAAAAGGGTTATGGGAAAGATACTGAATGGAGCGAAAAGTGGAAAGATGATCCAGAGGCGATTGAAAATGCAGCACAAAACATTGCATATTATGCAGCAGAAAAACTTGAACCAAATGCAACTTATGTAGAATATAAAACTTATGAATTAAAAAAAGGAAAAAAAACAGACAGAGTAATAGCAAAACCATTTGCAAATAGATTAATTCACAAGTTAGAAAAGACTGTTGGCGAAGAACATAGTCTAGATTCTGGTTTAATTGACACTCACAAATTTGGCCTTTATGGTTTTGATTTAGCAAATCCAATTAAAGTAAAAGGAAAAGATACTCATAAGACAGATGGTCTTGTTTTTCCAACTAAAGATAGTGCGCAAGAAGCTGTTGATAAATTACTTGGGATGAACTTTCATAGATATTTTGGAGAATTGCCAGATAGTAATTCTACACAAGAGATTCCCGATTCTTCATCACCAACAAGAAAATCAAATGTTGCAATTCATTCTTGGGGAAAAATAACACACAATAGAAATAATTATTTTGAAGATAGTGTTTTAAAAGACGAATATGTAAGAGGCAGAGAGAAATATTATGATGAAGTGATGCCTTGGTTCTTGTTTGATAATTCCGAACTTGAATCAATTTATGGAAAACTTAAAAAGTCTGGTTATCCTATGGGTGCAGAAAGTGCAACGAAAATAGCTTCATCACCAGAATTCACAGAAAAAGAAAAATCATGGTTTGCCAATGAAAGACAAGCGTTAAATCACTTGATGTTGTACAAAAATCTAGCGGAAGGAATACAAAGGCCAGATAGTACTAATTTCAAAAAAGTAGTTGGTCAAAATGTAATCATATGGGAAGACAATATAAGTAAAAAGAAATTCCCACATTCAGTTAAAAATCAAAGCGAAAGACAATCACTCATAAGACAATTTTGCAATGCAGATTTTGAATATTATAGAAAATCAAATCCAGATGTTAAAGGACCGCCAATTTCAAATATTGCACCAGAAGGATTGTCAATTTCAGATAATCAGCATGTGCATTTGCCTTTATTTAAAAAGAAAATAAATTTAAATGGAAAAGAAGTAGAAATTGACATGCCATTTATAAGAGGATCAAAATATTTTAGATATGCTAATCAAAAAGATCCAGAAGGAAATAGACAAGGTCACAAAAAAAATATAGTTCATTTAGCTCATCATGCTTATAAAAAAGAATATAGTGGGCATATGAGTGGTGCCTCAATGCATCCGAACCAAATGACCGCAGAAGCAAAGCCTATAAAAAAAGGCGTTATTGGTTATGATGAAAAATATAAAAAAATATTTGGAGAAATGGAAAAAGACAATGATGGACTTTATGTTGATATTGTAAAAGGAATAAAAGATGCATTAGGATTACAATATAGCAAAACTGTTGGAACAAAATATGTAAGAACAATTTTGCTAAACAATATCCCAGAAATTCATGATATAATCACAAAAAAGTTAGAATCTATTTTAGATAAAAATGAAATGCTTTCAAAAAACAAAAGAAGAGATTTGGCATTCAATACAACCAAAAGCATTCTGCAACAAGATTCATGGGATAGTGGTTCGATTCGTAAAAGAATTTTTAAAATTCGCAAGAAAAGAAAAATTCCAACAACTTTAATATCTCCAAAACAAACTGCTCTATCTCAAAAAATAACAGTTGAAAATTTAGCAGAATTAGGAAGAAAACGATTTTCTGCTGGCCATGCTTTTCCTTTTAATATAGAAAAAATTCAAAATGTTATAAATGAAATTAAAGATAAGGCACAACAAGCAGAAGCAAAACATCCTTTTTATCATGTTAAATATGGTTTAGAAAGCAAACAAATTGTGAATTTTTTAATTACAAAATTCAGAACTAAAAAAATGCTTATAGATGCAATGACTGGATTGTTAAAATTGATAATTTACAATACTGGAGTTTTTGGACAAGAATTAGAAGATAAAACAAATGGTTTGTTAATGCCAATTGTTGGAAATAAAAAGAAAACCATGCCAAGTATTGTTTCTGATTTTCAAAGTTTGCAAATCGTTCAAACTGCTTTGGGAGGAGTCAGACAATCTGTTGATGCAAATATGCCACTACAAGCAACAAAAACTTTTTCTCCAGTTGAATTTAAAATAAGTAGAAGCAAAATAATAAATAGAGGAAAATTTACTAAAAATCCACAAGATCTTTTAGATAAGAAGGATTATTTGGCATTGTCACACAATAATCTTTTCATGCACACAAGAAATAGAGAAACTATTTTGAATTTGAAAAGATGGGTTGAATCACAAAGAGAACAAAGTTTAATAAAACAAAAAGATTATAATGATTCTATAAAATCTATAGATCATATTTTAAAAATAAGATTTAACGAGGAATAAAATGGCTGAAAATTCTAACTGGCTTAACTTTTTATCTAATCCAAGATCCCATTACATAAAGAAAAGTATGTTTGAGATTTTAAAGGAAAGATATGGAAAACACGAACAAATATTGGAGAGATTAAGCAGCCATTTGATTGTTGAAAAAGATTTAAAAGACTTTTTGGCAATGATAATAGATGTATATGAAATTGGATTTTTCAAAGCAGTGGAAGATCAAAAAGAACAATTAAAAAAGCTTGGATTGGGAGTAAAAATAACATCAAGAACAGAAAACTAAACTCCCTCAAAATGAGGTTGATAGTTTGATGGAACGCATGTGTAAATAAATCCATTTCCTTTTTCTTCCTTACTGTTTACCCTCCACCACCTTTTTGTGTTTGATTTTGGATAAATAACACTTTCTGATTCGATTTTTAATGTCGCCCAGAATTTATAATACAAATCTTCTTCTTGTATTACAATTGACTCAAAAGAAAATGGGTTTCCATATTCAATCGAATTATATTCTTCGTTATAAAGCGAATCTGTTTTTTTCAATATTATTGCTGGTAAACAAAACATAAATGTTTTTTTTATGTCATTTTGGCCCTTAACATTTTTATCTTTTACAATGATGGCTTCTTTTTTTTCCACATCATTTATCGAATTGTTTAAAATTTCATTTTTTGTCATCTCCAACTCTTGAACAAATGTATCTTTTAAAACAAGGTTTGATTCCATCTTGTTTACAACTTGATTGTTTTTATGTTCAATCGAATTCCATTTCATATTATGAAGAGTATAATCTGTCCATATGCTTTGATTTTTCATCAAGGCGTTTGGACTTTGCAATCTATATGTTGATCCATCTTTATTTCTAAGTACCATTTTTTTTTACTATTAGACTAATTTATATTAGTATCATTATTGCATCTAAAGATATTTAAATAAAAATTAGAAAAAATTTATGCATATTATCTAAATATGCTAGATAATAGGAGAAATAAATATGAGCTTACTTGTTCCTGATGTTGGTGAAATTTTAATGCTTCAGTATTTAGTAAACATGCTATCTACTGATGGAACCGCTGGACCTGCCAATGGAGGAAGACTATTAAGGTTGTTTACAAATAATCTTACACCTGTAGAGGCCACTACTTTAGCAACTGTTACCGAAGCACTAGGAGCTACAGGATATACTCCTGTGACCTTGGTCGGTTCAAGTTGGACAACCACTCAAGTTGGCGGAACCACAACCGCAGTTTATAGCGAACAGACATTTACATTTACTACTGCTGTTACAGTTTATGGCTATTATGTAACAAGCATTTATGGAACACCAGCCTTATTATGGCTCGAAAGATTCTCTGGTGCGCCTTTCATTTTGCCTTCTGGTGGCGGTCAAATCGCTATTTCTCCAAGAATCAGCTTGGATTAAAGAATTAAATTATAGAAAAAAGAGACTAATAAAAAATTAGTCTCTTTTTTTTTAAACTTCTTATATAAATAAAAAGAGGTTTATATGAAATTAAAATTTAACGAATGGCTTCATGATGGAATGTTTGAAAATCGCAGTTACACCTTCTTTATAAAAGAAAATGTAGTATCTGATCCGAGATTAGTAATATCTGATCCAAGATTGAAAATGATGGATGATCCAAGCTCTCCAATTATGTTCAATATTGAATTTGATCATAGAATTCTTCAATTTGCTAAAAAAATTGCAAGTATGCCGACTAAAGCGGATGCCAATAAAGAAATAACACATATAGATGATTTTCTAAAAGTAAAAAATCCAGAAGTAAAAAAAGCAATTAAAAATAAGGTTCCGACTGAAGTGATGGGAGGATTACCATCACATGTTTCTATGTTTCCTATAAAAAACACTTCTATTAACGATGATCATTCTTTCAAATCCGAATGTGAAAAATATATTAAAGAATTCCCAACTATAGACGCAATATATGACAAAAACAAAGATATTAATTTTTATGAAAAATTAACACAGGCAGCAAATGTAGTAAGTAATTTCACAAGACAACAAGTTAGTGCAGAAGACATAATTCAAATTATGATTGCTGGCGAAAAAAAATCTACAAAAGATCCAAAACATGTATACATGAATATAAAATTCCCTAAAGTATCTGGAACAGAAATATTCAATAAATTTAATAGTGGTGGATATGATCAGATTATTGCCAATACGATTATTGAGAGAAATAAAGAAAATTTTTCACCCAAGATGGTAGAATCTAAATGGCTATTTGCTTTTGTCGGCCAAATGAAAAATATTGTTAAAAAAGAATTAGACCCAGATATAAAACTAAAACAGCATCAAAGGTCAATTGCCCAATTTCAAGGTAGGGATGTATCTGCTAAAAAAGATACGAAAGATTCAGAAGATTCAGAAAATTTACAAATTGCAGAGCCTTTAAAAAGACAAGATGTAGGCGTTGAAAAGCTCTCTAAAAAAGTTGAAGAAATAATTTCAAATATTAATTCATATGATGATATTCCATATAATTCTTTGTTAAATCCGTCAAGTCCAGATGAACAATTTAAAATTCAAGCCAAATTATTTGCAACAGTATTCAATAATGTAACAAAAAAATTAAATGAAAATAAGGGAAAGCTATCTAAATTTGTAATCGCAGAAATGAAAAAAATATTTGATGAAGCAAATATAAAAATAAATGATGAAAGAATAAGCAGAATGAATAAACTTTATTCTGCCATTTTAGATAAAGCCGCAAGTGAATTAAATGATGATTCGATTACTAAATTTGTAAATGTAATCAGATCTCAAAATAAAAAAGCTAGAGACCGAGGGAAAATAATTGTATGAGTGAGGTAAAAATTGCTTCGTAACTTAGATGGATCATGCTATAAATCTGTTGGTAGCTTTCAACAATATAATCCAGAAGCACCAGAACATGATCTTTTCAATCAATGGGATCAAGAGTCTATCATGCGTGGTGGATCTCCATTTTATTATTATGAAGTATTTATTCAAAACCAAACCATAGATCCTCTTTATCTTGAAGACAGAGGTAAAATATTTTCGAACAATCCAGTAATGTTATGGTGCAATTACGAGCCTATTCCATCACAAAATGAATTGACTCAATTCGGCATTGATTCACCTGATGAAATGAGATTTGAAGTAAATTATAGAACAACTTTAAAAACAATAGGACATCCACCAAAAATTGGATCGAGAGTTTTTACACCACATCTCCAAGAAAATTGGGTAATCATCCAAAGAAACTTGGGAGAATTTAAACTTTGGGGTTCCTTGCGGCTTGAATTGATTTGCCAAAGATTCCAAGAGTCTGTTACTACTGGAGAAGGTGAAGTCACTCAAAAACAACCAGATGTTAAAATTAAAATTGTATAGGAGATAAAAATGCAGTCATTTTTTGAATTTTTTGAAAAGATTCGTGCAGAAAAAAGGTTTTACGAACAAGATGCTCAACCACAACAACCACAGCAAGACGCTCAACCACAACAGCCAGATATGCAAACCGCACCAGATGCGACACCAGAAGAAACAAATGATAAGGCCCAATCACAAGATGATAGCCAAAATCAACTTTCTGAGCCAGCACACGATCCAAAATTAGTAGAACTTATAAAGACTATCAAAGATGCAATGCCAGATTTAAAGCCAGCAAGTAAAACAATGTTGAAAGAACTTCTAGACAAACTTTCATCTCCAGAAGAAGAAACAAAAGATGATAAAGGACAGCAATCGGATCAAGGACAGCAATCAGATCAAGGACAGCAACAATCGGCAATGCAGCCAGCACAACAGCCAGCACAACAGCCAGCATTTGATTTGCAAGCAGCACCAATTGGTGGTCAAGATCCTAATGCACAATAGTTGATTTGCTGTCGGAAAAAATTTTCTTATCGATATTAAAAAATATACGAAGTGGAATTTTAGGAATTTTAAGCCTTGGATATCCTGTAAATATCAAAGGCTTAAATTCACTTTGTCTCTTTTTTAGTTTGAATGGTTTTATTTTCATTTTTTATAAGTTTTCTTTTAATTTTAGATTTTGGATTATCTTTAATGCTTTCTAAATGTTCTTTCACAAAAGGACAACCATGCTTAGAAGCTAAAGATCCAAGTTTCTTATATTTATCATCAAATTTATAACCTTCATCTGATTTCCAAGAATGACCATAAATTTTTCTAGCTTCATCAGTCAAAATTTTATCTTGCACGAGTCTGCTAAAAATTTCATTTTGCGTCATCTCATTTATATCATAGTGTACTTTTTTCGGTAAAATCAAAATTTGAGCATATGGTTCATCTTGTCTAAAAATACATTTTTGACCCTCACTTGGATTTTTGAATACTACAAAAAATATTTTAGGCCACCAGCTTGTTTGCAGATGACCAGCAACAGCAATTGGAACTGTATTTGTGCTATCTGTATAAAATCTTGGATGTGGCTCAATTCTAAGAATCATATCATCTGGAACCTGTATATCCACACAACTAGTCATGCCAAAATGACCATCTGCGAATTTCATAAATGGCGGTAAAACAACATTATCCTTACCTACTATCTTGTTTTCTTCTGTAAAATCTCCTTCAAACAACAATTCCCCATTCTTCATCTTTACATGACATTCAGTTGAAAATGGATAAACAAGTTCAAGACCATAAGTCGAGGCTTCAACAAAAGGCTGGCAATGCCAAGGTTGAGCCTTTGATCCATTTTCATGAGTCAAATCAGATCCAGCCCAACCGGGTATTTGTAATTTTATTGGTTTTGGAGATTTTCCCAAATGCCATGTACGATACTTAACTCTAATACTTTCAGACATTTTTTGTTGTCTCCCTAATAGATAATACCAAAGGAAAAAAATGAACGATATCAATCACCCATCAAAAGGCCTCAACGAATGCAATGACAAGAGTCCAATAAATTATAACCCAAATTTGGACATAATGCCAGACAACTGTAATCTTGATCCAACAAATTCCAGAAATGTAAATGACGAAACATTAAATTGGCTAAAAGATACGACAAATAAAAAAGTTGGTTTGGGTGCTGCCAATCTTTGCGACCCTGTTCAAAAAGGATCAATCATCAATGATCCGAACAACCCAGATAAATCAACAATTTATAGATACTCAAAAGCAAAAAGAGCTTGTGATGATGCAATGCGTGATCTTTTTACAGACATTATAGTAATCGATGAAAATGGAAAAGCTCATCCAATTCCAATTATATGGGGAACAAAAGAAAAAGCTGTTGCTGCGATTCTTTTAGACAATGTTCGCAAAGACGAAACACTGGTGGTAGATAGAATCAAATTGCCTATGTTGGCAGTTCATGATTCTGATATTCAATTTGCAATAAATAGATATGTGTACCATAAAGCATTAGACTATAGAAGATATTTAAGAGAAGATAATAAACCTGGATTTACAATAAGCGAAAAATATAATAGAGATACAATTTTTGGATTTGCAAGAGGGATACCAGTAGATATATCTTACACCTTGAATGTTTGGACATTGTATCAAGAAGATATGAATCAAATTTTAGAACAAATCTTGTTAAAATTTAGTCAAACTGCATATATAAAAGTGACAGGTGTGCCTTATGAGGTAATTGTAAAATTAGAATCTATTGCAAATAACTTGGACTACGAGCCAGGAGATCAAGCAATTAGAGTCATAAAATATCAGTTTAATATGACAACTGAGACATTTATACCTCAACCTATAAGCAGAAAGAAAGCAGTCCTCAAAACCAAATTTGATTTTGTAGATGGGCTTAATGAAAATGAGATTAGTGAGGTTATGGCGAGATTGGAAGAGAATGTAAAGGAACTTAAATGTTAGAGATAAAAAACACGCAAAGATTTCCAGTCCAACTTATCATACGATCAAGAAAGGCACCACGCTCTTTCACGGTTTTAAATATTCCCGGCATTGGAGGCGGAAAAAATATTTTTTTGCTAGAAGATGAAAGGGCAACTGAGTATATAGACAGAGCAGTTAATGACGGATTGATTTCTGTCAGGCAAATATCAAACAATATTATGTTAACAAAGGGAGAATAAGACTATGGCAATATTAAGAGGGTTTCCTCCATCGAACACAATCAGTCCTAGCGTTAGAATTGCTGAAAAAGATTTAAGCTATGTAGCACCAGAACAAACACTTCATCGTGCCGCACTTATTGGTTTTGCTAGCAAAGGCCCAGTAAATATTCCTACGATTATTTCTAATAGTCGTGCGTTAAGAACCATATTTGGAAATCCTCATCCTCAAAGCGGAGATCCATATTTGATCTACGCAGCAGAACAATACCTCTTGGTAGCAAATGAACTTTATATTGTTCGTGTTGCTGATACCGATCCAGTAAGTGATGAATGTGCAACAATAGCAGAAGTTGATGTTCCTGCTGCTGGTACAATCATTAATGTCATCTCTGATACCGCTGGACCTTATGTTTTCGATCAAGACTCCTTCTTCCGATGGAGATTAAATGGTGTTCTCAGCAATAAAACCTTAGTAGTGTTGGAAAATCACCCTGTCTATGGTGTTAACTATTCTGTTGAAGAATTAGTGACTACCCTTAATGATCAACTTGATATTGACAATGATGGTATTGAATTTTACAAAAGTGCTACAGACACAATTGCAGTGAGAACAGTTTGGGCATATGGCCCAGAAGCCGAATTTGAATTGGTCTCAGTACAAAATGCTATCTATGGTGGTGCAGTAATTGATGGCAATCCAACTGGTCTTGGAACCGGAATGACTCAAGCAACCACAACTGGATCTATGGAAATGTATCCTGATGTTGCTTATCAAACCCCAGGCGATTATGATTTCACTGGTCTTACTGGACTTAATATTCAGTTGGTTTTAGACGGAACAGACAATGTTTTAATTGATAATGTTGTTCAAGTAATTAGTTTGGAAGACTTTGAAGGTGGCGTAGCTGATATTGATAATATTATAACCAACATTAACAATCAACGAGTTTCTGGTGGCGGTACACTTCCGGGCGGTTGGATTGTAGAAAAAGTTGGAGATGGTAATTTAAAGATTTCTACATTACATCATGGTCGTGATGCTCGTTTTCGCATTAAGCCAGATAGCACAGCAGCAGGAATATTCGGACTATCTACCTTAACAAAATCTGGAGATAGCCCTAGTGGTGTAACTGGTAATACTGCTAGTGAAAGTTATGGCAGAATTAATGGTGGTGTTAACGATGGCACAATGACCTTTACCATTACCGCAGAAACTGTTGGTATAGATGGCGATTATACTCAAGTTGTAGTCAAGACTAATACTCGTGATTCTAATTGGATATTTGAAGTTTATAATAATGGCGCACAAGTTGAATCTTGGGGTCAGCTTACAAAAAATGACACTAGCACATTCTATGTCGGAAGCTATCTCTCTCTTGTTTCTGACTATATTCGTGTAATTGATAATACTGCGACTACTGCTGGTCCTGCTGATGGTACTTATGACCTTACAGGTGGTTCAGATGGTATTCCTTCTGATCCAGATAAACAAGACTCTTTGTTGATCGGTAGTTCTGTTGGATATAATGGGATCTATGCAGTAAGTGAATCAGAACAAATTGATATCGATCTTATCGCAGTTCCGGGTCATAGTAGCACAAGCGTTGTGACCGAACTTTTATATATGTGTCAAAACTTCCGTCAAGATTGTATGGCTATTATCGATAGTCCATTTGGTCTAACTGTAAGTGAAATCGTGTCATGGCAGAATGGAACTCATCCTTTGAACTCCACACGATTTGATAGTGATTTTGGTGCCTTGTACTGGCCTTGGGTTAAAATTCGTGACAATTACAATCGTGTAGATGTATGGTGTCCACCTAGTGGATCTGTAATGGCAGTATATGCTAGAAGTGATAGTTTAGCTCGCCCTTGGTTTGCTCCAGCAGGTTTACTCAGAGGTTTGGTTCCAAACATTACTGATGTATACGCTAGACCAACTCAGGAAGAAAGAGACTTAATGTATGGTTATAGAAACTGTATTAATCCTATTATTACATTTGCCGATACAGATGGTTTCGTTGTTTGGGGCCAAAAAACTATGCAACGAAGACCTACTGCTCTTGATAGGGTAAATGTTCGCAGAATGATGTTTTATATTGAAAAGCAAATTAAAACTAGAAGCAAGGGATTGTTGTTTGATCCACATGATGATGTGTTCACAAGCAACTTTATCAGTCTTGCCACTAAAGTTCTTCAAGAAGTTCAAACGGCTAGAGGCATAACGGCATTTATCGTGAAAGCTGATGCTGAACTTAATACTTCTGATGTAATAGATAGAAATGAATTTAGGGCTAGAATTGGTGTTCAGCCTACAAGAGCAGTTGAATTTATGTTCCTTGAATTTAGTATTCATCGAACTGGTAGTAACTTTAGTGAAACTACTGACGCATTCTAATTTTTAAAAGGAGAATTTTAAAATGGCAAATATGGATTTGGGAATTTTAGCTTCCGACCCACAACTAGTTTTTAAAAGAAAATATAGATGGACTTTTGCACTAAGGTGGAACGGTCAAGACATCCCAGAAAACTTTGTTAAATTGGCAAGTCGTCCCAACTTGACAATCGAAGAAACGGAAATCAATTACCTTCATGGTAAAATGTGGATTCCTGGTAAAGCAACTTGGGAAAGCATTACTGTAACATTCTATGATGTTGCAAGTAATAGCACTAACAGCATTACCCCTCTTTATTCGTGGCTTGCATCAATCTACAATTTTCAATCTCAGAGTCCTTCCGATTCCATGAAACAGACTACCATTCAAGGTAGTTCTGAGACTGGTGGCTGGTCTGGTTCTGGTAAGTTGACAATGTATGATGGTTGTGGCAACCCTATGGAAACATGGCATTTAGATGGTGTATGGCCATCTGCTATCAACTTTGGTGATCTCGACTATAGCTCTTCAGAAGAAGCAACTGTAGAATGCACCTTGCGTTACTATAAAGCTCGTTACGAAGCTAGAGGCTGTACTCGTCCTCCTCAACCAGTTTGTATTGGTTGCGGCCCTGGTGGTGCTGCTGGTAGTCCTTTTGCAAATGGTGCTGGCCCAATAATCTAATCAAACTTTTTATAAATTTTATAAAATCCTTTTAAAAATTTATAAGCTCCATATCTTTTATAGATATGGAGCTTATTTTACATAAGGCGGAATAATTATGGCTCAAATCATGGGATTTGATTTTGGACTTGAAAAAACAGACACATGCTTCAAAAGAAAAAATAGATGGTTATTAAAAATACCAGATGTTTCTGCTACTGGTGTCGATACATTGCCTCCGACTAAATCTGCAAGACCTAGTTTGACCTATAAAACTATAGAAGCACAGCACATGCAAGAAACAATTTACTTTCCAGCAAAGCCAGAATGGAAGCCAATAACTTTAACTCTATTTGATCTTAAGAAAAATGAAAATCCTATTATAACATGGATCAAACTTATTTATCCAGCAGAAGCAACCAAAGGTAGAGGAGAAGGTTATAAAAAAGATGCAACTCTTGAACTTTATGATGGGTGTGGAGAAGTAATTGAAAAATGGGTATTTGAAAATACATTTATTGAAAATGTAGAATTTGGAGAATTAGATCATAGCGATGCAGGTGTTATCTATATAGACCTTACGCTAAGATATGACAGAGCTTATTACGAGCCAGTCTAATCATCTTCTTCATCTTCGGAACTAGAAAAATAAAGATCATTTTTTAGAATATCTTTACAAGCTTCTAAGGCCTGTTCTAATTCTTTAGGCTTCCAGCCAAGAACTCTACAAGCTCCACTTTTGTTAAGTCTTCCCTTTTTGGTATACACATCTTTTTCATTACTAAGCAAAGCATCTATTAAAGGTGCGTATCCTTTGCCTATAAGTTTGTCAATTAACTCTTGCTTTTCCAACTGTTCAATTAAATTGCTCATTTAGTGACCTATAAATAGTGGCGTACAATATCCACTATTTATAGTATATGTACTATAAAAATAATTTTCAATATTTACCTATCAGAATAATTGTTTTTATAATTTCCTTTGTTTTGCTTATTAGACACATGAACTTGTTCTACGCTAATGCTCAAATGCTCATGATACTTTCTTTTAAGCTCATTGTAATTCCTAGCTGTTCTATACAATTGTCTAAAATGATTTATTATACATGTTGTCATATAGTTAAATGCTTTTCCTTTACTTGGGTCAAAGCGATCAACTTTTTCAAAACATATCATAACACCTTCTTGGATAGCATCATCTGCATCAATAAGATTGAATTTTCTATATCTAACAATATTTTCAGATAGCAAGTAAAAAGCTATTGTTAGATCTACTTGCAAATCATTATATTTTTTTAAATATTCATTAAATCCTTTTTCAATAGAATCCCATGCTTCTGGTTTTTCGAATGTGGTTCTTTTTGAAGTTCTTTTTTCAGTTTCTTTTATTTCTTCAAGAAGTGTTTCAAATTTAACTTTATTTCTTTTAATTGTTATAAACTTTGATATTAAAGACTCAAAATTTTTATTGTTAAGATATTCATTGGCCATTAAGCTCCTTATATTTTTTTTATTTTTACATTCATTAATTTCCACTCTTCCATTCTTCTATTCTTTCTAACGCCTCAGTTCTGGCTTTGTCATACCATTTGTTTGCTAAACTAAAATAGGAATCACTGTATAATTTTCCAGATGTAAAACTTCTAAAATGATCAATATTTTCGTCATTCGTTCTTTTAAAGTTTTTTTCACTACCAACTAAGTGTGGTTTTATATCGTTTTGCTTAAGTATATAATTGCCAAGTAATTCTGTATCTGGCCAACATGGACGATTTGGATTTGGCTTGCTATCTTTAATTCCAAATATGTTACAAAGCCTCCTTAAAGACCATCCGAATCCAATTTTATCCATAGTTGACATATGATACATGGTTGCGGTATGAGAAACCATTCCCTTCCAATCATTGTGCGCACGAGGAGATATTTCATACCCAACAACTGGTGATTCTTTTTTGCAAAGTTCAATAAAATTTTCCAGTAAGTTTTTTCTTTTAATAAACACATCTGCATGTGTTGCAAACAAAAAATTATTTCTGCACATAGAAAATGCAAGGTCCATGGCAATGGCTGGGAAGTCGCTTGGGTGACATACTCCGTTGAATCTTAAGGAATGTACCTCCAAATCATCGCTACGAAGACTGGTGATTTTGTTAAGCTCTTGATCTGTACTTCCAGTATCGATTACTATTATAAATGGAGATACTGTTTGTCTCCTTAGTAATTCCACACATATGTTTAATTGTTCGTATGTGTCAAGGACTGGTATTACAGCACACACTTGATAATCCCATGGTTTTTTCGGACAATTGCCTTCCCATGGAGCTTCAAAACTTGGTTTATTTCTTACAGGTGCATAATCAAAATTCATGAAATTACTCGATATATTTTTAGGAATTATTGAAAATCCACACATTCCTAGATTTTACAATGAACTTCACATGCATTATAATAAAAATAACTTACAAAATGAAGCCGAAGCGTTAAGATTACTTTTAAAGACAAAATTTCATGAAAAACTTGACAATAGTGGTAACAGTACATAATGATATTGAAAATCTCGAAGCATGTCTGAATTCTTGCAACAATATTGAATGTGACATATTGGTTGGGATAACATCAAATAACAGTAAAGCGTTTGATATTGCTGATAATTTCACTAAATCCATAAGTTATATTGGATTTGATAATGATTTCAGCAAGGCTAAAAATGATCTTTTAAATATTGTAAAAAGTAATTGGGTTTTATTTTTAGAATCACATGAAATAATAGTCAGAGGACATGAAGAGATATCAGATATTTGCAATGGAGAAGGATGTTACAGAATAAATTTAATACAAGATCAAATCATTACAAAACCAATAAGACTTTGGAGTATAAATAAAAATTTACATTTTAAAAATCCAGTTTATGAAAATATAAAATATAATGCTAGTTTTTCAAATATTTATATAAAGTCAAGCCCTTACAATGATCTAGAATTAAATTTAAAAATTTTACAAAAGTGGCAGGAAAGATTGCCATTAGCATTAGAGCCAATTTATTACAAAAGTTGTATTTTTCTTTCTCAAAATAAATGGGATGATTATATCAATACTGCAAATCATTTTTTATTCAAAGAAACAAACCATTCAATTTCTCATGTAATGACAAAATATTATTTAGGCATAGTTTATTGTTATGTCAAAAAAGATTATCAAAATTCTATAAAATGTGCATTAGAATGCTTGATTGAAAAACCATTAATGGCAGAATTTTGGTGTTTATTGGGAGATATTTATTATTCGTTAGATAGATACGAAAAGGCATATCACTTTTATGAAAATGCAAAAATATTAGGATCTAGAAGATTAAAAAATGACGAGTGGCCATTTCAATTAGATAAATATAAATCAACACCAGAAAAAATGATGTTAAGTTGCCAAAAAATGATTAATGATTCTAAAAATTATATGATCAATAAATGATATCCAAATCATTAACAATTACAGTCACTTGATCTTCATATCTTGTTATAGCT